GGCATGGAAGCTGAAGCCGGGTGTTTCGATGACTGCGTAATGTCTTTGGCCCTAGCAAACCACATACATGAGGGTGCTTGGGAGCCAATAGAGGCAGTCGATGATTATTACATTGAGATGGTTTAGACATGAAATCACAAGAAGAATACAAAGCCCTTGATGACGAAAAGATCGTCTCAATCGTAGACACTAACCTCCGCCGATCCATTGGCTACTACGACAGTGAGCTATCAAAAGAGCGCCGCAAGGTAATGGATTACTACAGCGCCGCACTTCCACGCCCAGCGCACGATGGTAACAGCAAGTATGTAAGTCAAGATGTGTATGATGCCGTAGAGAGCATGAAGGCTGCACTTCTGGAGACCTTCAGCACAGGCAACAAGACCCTACGCTTTACTCCGCAGGGTGCTGAAGATGTACCAATGGCTGAAGTATGCACTGAGTACACAGACTATGTGCTTCACCGCCAGAACAACCTCTTTGAGGTAATGCAGACAGTCATACATGATGGCCTCATTGCCCGTGCAGGCATCTGTAAGGTCTACTGGGCCAAGCAGTCTGAGAGCCACATCGAAGCCGTTGAAGACCTGACTGAAGATGAGCTTGATGCTCTTCTGTCTCAAGACAACGTAGAGATCGAAGAGATCGTTGAGGATGAGTATGGTATCTCCAGCGGTGAGCTGCGTGTTTACCGTGATACATCCCAAGTAAAAGTAGAGGCTATTGCTCCCGAAGAGTTCCTCATTGAACCCCAAGCAAAGTCTCTCGATACTGTCAGCTTCTGTGCCCACCGCACCAAGAAGTCTATCTCTGACCTCATTGAGATGGGCTACGATGAAGACTTGGTGGCAGACATTGCTGACAATGAAGACACTGACTTCGACAACGATCCAGAGATACTATCGCGCTTTGACGACATTGGTGCTGACCGTGGCTTTAACGCCAAGGGCTACCAGCGCCAGACACGTCAGGTAACTGTAGTTGAGGCTTACATTGAGCTTGATGTAGAGGGCACAGGAACAGCCGATCTGTACCGTGTAGTCAAAGCATCAAACGTACTCCTAGAGAAGGAGATGGTCACTCGCCGGCCATTCGTGGCTTTTGTACCGCTGCCGATCCCACATGCTTTCCATGGTAACAACTTTGCTGACAAGCTCGTGGGTATCCAGAACGCTCGTACAGTTCTGACACGCTCCATCCTCGACCACGCAATGGTCACAAACAACCCACGCTACACTGTAGTCAAAGGTGGCCTTACGAACCCTCGTGAGCTTATCGACAACCGTGTTGGTGGTATCGTCAACGTCACACGCCCTGATGCTATCTCTCCAATGCAACAGGCCTCTCTGAACCCGTTTGTCTTCCAGACCATTCAGATGCTGGACGAAGACAAAGAGGATACTTCTGGTGTGTCTCGCCTATCGCAGGGCCTCAACAAGGACGCTATCAGCAAGCAGAACTCTGCTGCTATGGTTGAACAGCTGGCCACTATGTCTCAGCAGCGCCAGAAGATCATTGCCCGTAACTTTGCCAACAACTTCTTGAAGCCGCTGTTTACTCTGGTCTACCAGTTAGTCGTAGAGAACGAGAGCGAAGAGAAGATCGTTGAGTTGGCAGGTCGCTATGTGCAGATCAACCCAGCTCAGTGGACTGACAAGCGTGATGTGCAAGTCGAGTTCCACCTTGGCTATGGCGACCAAGAGACCATGGTGCAGAAGTACCTGGCCTTTCACACCCTCTTCTCACAAGACCCAACACTGGGTCAGATGTATGGCCCCGACAAGAAGTTCAAGATGTTGGCTGCTGTACTTGAGAAGTCTGGTATCAAGAATGTTGCTGACTTCCTTACAGACCCAGCACAGATACCTCCACCGCAGCCTGATCCAGCACAGCAGATGCAAATGCAGATGGCTCAGAAGCAGCTAGAAATTCAGGAACGTCAGACAGCCGTGGCAGAGATGAAGGCACAGTTTGACGCTGAAATTGCGAAGATGAAGCTCCAAATGCAGCAGATGCAGGCGCAAGCAGACTTCGCACTCAAATCGGACAAGATGGACCTCCAAGAGAGCCAGCAAGAGCACAAAGAATACGTCAACCTCCAAGAACTTGAGATTGCGCGTAGTGCTGAAGATGTCCGAGCAATCGCAAGCCCTAACGGGTAATTCAACAGGATAGCATATGCCTACACAAGAAGAGCAACTTGTGGTGGCTGGAGATGAAGCGGAGGCGCTACTTGGTGCCTCTGCATTCACTTCTGTCATCAATGAACTTGTCGAGCAGACCTTCCAAACCTTTGTCAACACATCGCCAGAGGACCGGGAGAAACGTGAGCAAACCTACAGCCACTATCGCGCATTAGTAGACGTGGTGAACACACTTAAACAGCGAGTGGAAGTGCGTAACAGCATCCACGAAGCAGCAAATGGCGACAACAGCCAAGAGGACCAGTAGCACCATGAATAACGTGCAAGATACTAACTCTGAGCCCCGCGTATTCGATCTAGATGACGCGGCTGATGCAATCTTAGGACGGTGGGATGACGGTGAAGACCTATCAGAACCCGAAGACGAAGATGCGACATCCGAAGACATCGATGAGACAGATGTTGACGAGGATGATACTGAAGAAACCGAAGTCGAAGATGAAGACGATGAGGAACTAGAAGACCCTGACGCTGATGAAGCTGAAGATGAGGAAGACGATGAGGAAGAGGAAGACGATGAGCCACAGCTCGTGTCTGACGAAAGCCTTGTGGAAATCTCCGTCAACGGTGAGCAGCAGCAGGTATCTGTAAAAGAACTCAAGCGTCTATTCGGACAAGAGGCATCTTTAACCAAAAAGTCTCAAGATTTAGCAACTCAGCGGAAAGCAGCAGAACAACAGTTTGCTCAAGCGCAGTTGTCATACCAAAAACTCTTAGAACGTGCAGAAGAACGGTACAAACCGTACACCGACATCGACATGCTGGTGGCCTCTAGGCAAATGGACCCAGAGACCTTCGCCCAGTTTCGACAAGATGCACGTCAAGCAGAAGATGACCTAAAGTTCCTCAAAGAGGAAAGCGGTAGTCTTATGTCCGAGATGCAGCAGCAGAACCAAGCCGCAGTACAAGCAGCAGCTCAAGAGTGCATAAAGGTACTCGAAGAGAACCTGCCTGAGTGGGGTGATGAGCTTTATAGTGACATCCGTCAGTATGCTGTGCAATCGGGCTTGCCTCAAGAACAGGTGGATCAATACACCGACCCTAGTGTCATCATGTTGATCAACAAAGCACGTCTTTATGATCAGTCGAAGCAGGCTGCTAAAACCAAGAAAGCAGCAGCTAAAGTGACTAAATCAAAAGGCAGCAAGACAAAGGTCTTGAGTTCTAAGAAGTCCCCACCAACCAAAACTGATGTGAGAACACAGAAGCGCCAAGCTGCGCAACAAAAGCTGCGTTCTAACCCACGTTATGGTGGCGACATAGATGACATTGCCGAAGCCTTAATGGCCCGTTGGGAAGACTAACCACAATCTTGCCTAACAAATTGTAAGGATACAAAAATGGCTACTTATACTACATACGATCAGGTCGGGAAGAAAGAGTCTGTTGCAGACATCATCTCTGACATTACACCTTTCGATACGCCTGCGTTCACCATGTTCAAGAACGAGAAAGTTACAGCTCGTACCTTCTCATGGCTCGAAGACAGTCTTGCCTCAGCGGGTTCAAACGCTGCGGTAGAGGGCGCAGACGCAACTATGGCAACTCTGATTGATGCCGTAGAGCGCACTAACAACACCCAAATCTTGACCAAAGGCTTCCAAGTATCTGCAACAGCAGACGCTATCGGCACCTATGGCCGTGCCAAGGAAACAGCTCACCAGCTGGCCAAAGCACTCAAGGAAATCAAGCGCGATGCAGAATACGCCATGGTTGGTGTAGACCAAGCTGCTGTTGCTGGTTCTGGTGGTGTTGCACGTCAAATGGCTTCTGTGATCAACCAGATCACTACAGGCATTGACGCTGGTGCAAATGCTACTGATGCTTTGACTGAAGCAAAGCTGCTTGAAGCTGGTGAAACAGCATACAACAACGGCTCAGACGTTGACACTCTAATGATCAAACCGGGTGACGCACAGATCGTTGCTGGCTTCTCAGCATCTGCTGGTCGTAACCGCGAGATTGCTCAAGGTAAGACATTGGTCAATGCTATTGATCTGTATGTGTCTCCATATGGCGAATACCGTGTTGTTCTCAACCGTCACCTCAAGACAGACACAGCGCTGCTGATTGACCCATCCATGTTCAAGACATGCACATTGCGTCCATTCACACGCACACTCCTTGCCAAAAATGGCGACTCAGATCGCCACCACATCGTAGGCGAGATGTCCGTCAAGCACATGAACTTTGGCGACTCTGTGAAGATCACAGGCTTGTCATAAGCACACTTTAGACTTCGGTCTTTAGTTAAGGCCCACTCTTAGACACATAGGTTTTGCTCTCCTTACTGTGTGTCTTTGGGTGGGCCTTTTTACATTTGTGGACGTGAAGGAGACCAAAGGGGCTCCCAGTGACCACAAAGTTAATCCAATCGAATACTGACTTCATCCACGAAAGTGATGCCTTAGTCAGGAAGCATACACAGAATATCACACAAGCATTCCTAGACGATCTCAAAGACGCTCGTAACGAAAGTACATCGAAGCCTATGGGAGAGTTTCACAAGGTTGCATCTATCCCAACAGTAGTCGCTGAGAAGTGGCTGCGTGAGGGGTTCAATATGTGGGAAGCCACAGGACAAGAGATTATCAAACGTCTTCAGTCTGAGGACTTAGGCATGTTCATGGCAACCGAGAAAAGGGTCTAACAGATGGCTTATAAAACTACAGGCAAGTTCAAGCCCTGCAAGGGATGCACGACACCAATGACATGCAGCAAGTTTGGCTGTCAGAAAGAGGCGAATAGCTAATGGGCCTCTACTCAAACATTCACAAACGCAGAGAGAGCGGTAAGCCCATGCGCAAAAAGGGTGCCAAAGGTGCCCCCACTGATGCTGCTTTTGCCAAAGCTAAACTCACAGCAAAGAAGCCAAAGGCTAAGAAGAGGACTACCTAAATGAACAAAGGTCAAATCAGGAGCCACTTTAAGGCTCTACTAAACCGCAGCGACTGTAGTGATGCTTTGGCCGATACCTTCATCGATCAGGCCCTCACTCGCATCCAACGTGTACTGCGCATCCCCAGCATGGAGAAGCAGCAGTCCTACTC